AAAGGCAAGCAGGCCAGTCCATACGCACAGTTCAAACGTCAAGCAGAAGAAACTGGCCGGATCCAAGTGTTTGAAGGCAGCGACCGGTTCCTGCGTGACTTTGTGCCGGTGAGCAAGATTGTCGAAACGCACTTGAAGTTCTTAACTGTTAAAGAAAGCGGCATATGGAACGTGGGCACAGGAAAACCACGAAGTTTCATGGCAGTGGCTGAAGAATTTGGAGTTCCTATCACTACCATTCCCATGCCTGACATACTCCGAGATTCATATCAAAAATACACCTGTGCTGATATGACCCGATACAATACCACTGTAAGTAAATTATGAAATCACTGTATTTTGCCTATGGCGCCAACATGCATCCTGCATCAATGAAGATGCGGTGCCCCCAAGCAGTACCACTGTGCCAATTCAATCTGCTGGATTGGAAATTGGAGTTTTACAACCATGCCACCATTATGCCGCAGGCCGGATGTTATGTGCCTGGCGTGCTGTGGGAGATCACAGAAGATTGCGAATATGCATTGGATGCATTTGAAGGCTATCCTGCATACTATACCAAACGAGATTGGTATCAAGGCGATAGGGATTTTTTCTTTTATGAAATGACCCCCACCAACAGATCAGGATCGCCAGGCAGTGGTTATGTCGCCAACATTGCCGACAGTTATCGGCACTGGAATATACCTGCTGATGTGCTAAAGGCAGCAACATATGAAATCTACTCTGACCAAGAGGCCTAAGTCTTTTAGTTTTGAAATCCGAGATGCTGACAGTTTTAGGCACAGCATCTCAATAACCAAACCATTTGGATCCATTGACTCTGTTATAGATTGGGCCAAAAACGAGTTGTCAGATGAATGGCGCTGGCAAGTGATTCGCACCAGTTCGGATCGATTACCTGGTACCTACATATTTTACTTTGACTCAGAATCCGACTATTTGGCATTCACAATGAAATTTGCCTGATACGTTGACACACAATGTCAAGTTTGCTATACTATAAGCAATCTTATAAAGGTGTTAACATGCACATGCCAACAATTAACGGACTCACATACTACCAAAAAGACCTACTTGAATGTATGTGGGAAATCGATACTTCTGAAGAATTTGAAGAATGGTACAACATGCTTGATGACTATGATCAAAAAGAAGTAAATTTGTTAAAATTATTGTTGGTGTATGATCTACTAGACGAAGTAGATGATCTTTCCCAAGCCCTTGAAGCGATTGAACAAGTAAAATGAATCATCGATTTGTAATCATGTGGGACTGCAACGGGCTCGAATACATCGGCGACATCACTGCTGATGATCAACGCATGGTTGTTGAAGCCCTTAAAGGAAACAACAGTCCACGTCGTGCGCTGGCCAATCCTTTCCATTTGCGTTTGCGAGCACAGGCCAATCCACAACGCCACTATGAAATTTACTTCGTAGAGGCCACTGAAGGAATCACTGCTGATGATATCCGTGATATGTTTGAAGCCGCTCCGCAAACTGCCGCAGATACAATTCGTAAACTTGGCACTGTGTTCTACAGTGAACGTGCTTCACAAAAGGCGGTGATTGTTTGACTGATGAAATGATTGCCGAGCTAAAGGCGTTACCTTGGCAACTGATAATTGATTACGGGCAAAGCCTAGACGATCTCAATGGCGCACAATACAAGTTCCTCAAAGGACTGGTTGTAGAATTAATGATTGAAAAAGCCAGTGGCAAGTTAGTCTACGTTGGCGAAGCACACAAAGATTTTAACTGGCCCAATCATAGCGCATCTCTTGAACTTAAAAGCATACTGAGCAAAGGTATGTACCTGACCAAGAAGGGTGTGACAACACTGCGTCCCAAGATGACCGGTATCATCCTTAGCAACAGTTATGGACAAAACAGGAAAGAAGTACTAGACCCCACATCCGTTGCGGATGTGTTATTGGTAATCATGCGTGACGGTGCGTATGCTGTGTCAAAAGCAACTGTATTAGCCAATGCCAAATACAGTGGGGACGGTTGGACACTTAAACCAAACTCGGAAGATATTGTAGAATTATCTGGGCATATTTTGCCCAAAACCACATACAAGACTGATTTAGCCCAAAAGATACAAGATGTTATCCGAAATAGCCTCCCAGAGGTTGACGTATAAGATCATTTGCTATATAATACATACTTGTTTAACCAATCCCGCATTGTGTCGGGTAAAGAAGGAAAATTATGGCACAGAAACGCCTCACACGTAAACTCACGGACGTCATTGCCGAAGTTGAAAAACAACTCAAAGCACACTACGGCGTCACAGAAAAAGAACTCGATGCTTGGCGCACTCGAGCAAAAGCTCTAAGTTATAAATTCCCTGTTAGTTCAATGATTGAGATTGAAGATCTCTGGATTGACTATGAAGTTCAACGCGACGTGCTTCATAAGCATATTATCAATATCATGAAGAAATGGGATCCACGCATTTGCTCGCCTGGGTCAGCATGCCGATTTGGTGGAAAGCCGCCAATCTATTTGTACGACGCTCAACACCGTACCATTGCCGCAGGTATCTTGGGATTCACAGAAATTCCTTGTGCTGTGGTAGAAACCGAAGATCCTAACTTTGCAAGTTATGCATTTGAAATGCTGAATGACACAGGTGTCAAGCGGTTGACTCCCGGCGACTTGCATCGTAATGCTTTGGTACGTTACAAAAATGGCAGCCGAGATGTCAAGGTAGTACATGCTCGTACCATGCAAGATCAATTTGATGCCGCAGGCATTGACCTGCAGGACAAAGGTTCACGTGCCAGCGACAACCTACGTGGCGACAACGACTACTTCTTCAGTCACTTTAAGTATGCACAAAAAGGTATCGAAGTAGATGAAAAAGGTCGGGTGTTGTTTGAAATCCTAAGTTCAATCAAGGAAGCCTTTCCCTTGCAAGAGGAAATCGATCAAGGTGTTTACATTGGCCTGTTGGAATTGCACAAGTTAAGTCGTGCAGAAACAACTGCATTGCCTGAAGGTTGGATGAAGACTCTGTTGAATTGTGTAAAGAAAACATTCAAGAGTTCTAGTTTGATCCATTCCAAAGCCAAAGTACAATGGGAACACGTTAACCCCGGCGGTACCTGGACTGCTCCTACTGCTATGAGCAACTTCATGCGTGAGTTGTATATTCGCAACGGTGGTACCAAGTTGAACTTGCCCTATCACGGTGAAGGTGCTAAAATGGGTATTACTGATGGCAATGTTGCCCCAGGTTTGTTCCCAGAGGAGAACTAAAATGGAAAATGCTGAAAAGAAAAGACGTTATTACGAAAAATTAGCGTTGGACTTGAATCGTTCTTTGCGTTATCATTATTCTGCCGCACGTAAAAGCGCCAATAAAAGAAACATCGGGTTTTATATCACCGAAGAATCTATTGTTAACCTTTGGAAAAAACAAAAAGGAAAATGTGCTTTGAGCGGGATAGAAATGACGTTAACACACGGAACGTCAGCCGCAACGAATCCAACCAAAATAAGTGTAGATCGCATTGACAATTCTTTGGGATATATCGATGGCAATGTGCAATTGATAATTTGGCAGGCCAATGCGGCAAAAAGCGTTTGGAGCAATCAACAGTTAATTGAAATGTGCAAGGCGGTAGCGGCTCATGCTTAAAGAATCTTTAGACAACTTCACTGCACCCGTTTATGGCAAGACCAAGCGGAGTGCCGAAACTTACCGAACTGTGGCAGATTATTGTACCAAAAATTTAGAACGTTTGGTTGCAGAGTACCGCAGTGTAAAAAACAATCAACAACTGCTACGTGAAATTCGTAACGACATTGATTACTATCTGCGCCGGTATCACGAATACTGTATCCAACAACGTGATGGAATGAAAGCACACTATCACGAAGTTGGTGCAGACGAAGATTGTGACTTTGAGCATTTGATCCCTGCAAGTCGTATTCGCGACCTGTTGTTGGCCAATGCTATTTCAGTTGAGCAGGCATTAAATGCTCCAACTGTAAAGTTGAGTCGCGCCAAACATATGGCACTGAAAGATGCAGGATGGGCGGCCAAAACTCCGGACATGTGGCTACCATTTAGGCGCTACAGTAACGTATTTGAAGCCACTTATCAAACGCATGATGGCACTACAATTGACCCAGAAACTTGGACTTTGGAACGTCATTTTGACTATTTTAAGCACTTGGTTATTGGGTAATGTTGCATAAAAACAACACTAAAATTGCTTAAAAAATAGACAATTTTTGGTTGACCAATTATTCCCTTTTTGCTATAATTAGTGTATGAAAAATGCAACATTATTCCGTCCCGAACTCCTAAATGAGTTTGAAGTGCTTCAAGTCGCAGACTACATGGAGCAAAAATACCCTGATTTACGCTACACAATGGCACCGGGAAACCAGTGCATTTGGGTGTACTACCAAAGTATTAACTTATATTTTGTGTTTCGAGCCGGAAAAATTGCTGAAATCCAGGTGGACTAAACGGTTGACCAAATATTCCCAATTTGCTATAATAGAAGTATAGTAAATAAAAAGGAGCTCAACAATGTCATATGTAATCGTAGCTAAAGGTACCGGATTAATTGTCACAGACGGTCCCAATAAAACCCGT